ACGCCTTCGGATCAGTGCTCCGAAAAAGGTTCTACGCCTTCGGATCAGTGCTCCGAAAAAGGTTCTACGCCTTCGGATCAGTGCTCCGAAAAAGGTTCTACGCCTTCGGATCAGTGCTCCGAAAAAGACGCGATCGCCCCAGATACCCGCATGGATGCGGACGCTGATCTACTCGCTCATCTGAACGCGGCGATCGCCCTGCTTCACACCTTGGGCACTGATAGCGGCTGGCTTGATGATGACCGTAAGCAAACCGCTAAAACCTATCCGCGCTATCGCTGGCGTGAGGATGGCGTGGTGCGATCGCGGGCGCTGGCTGACTGGGAAGTTCAACCGATGCGCGATCGCCTGCGGCGTGGGCGGCTGCTGCGGGCGCTGATAAGCTATATGCGAGAAGGGGACACTTTCTCTGGTCGTTGACGCGCGATCGCTCTCTGGCATGGCAGGGCGATCGCTTTTTTGATTTACCCCAATTCACTTTTGCCGCATATCGAGTCGGATAGTGCCAGCACCCCCCATTTATTTACGACTCCCCTACCTACAGCGCTGAAACAAATTTTTTTGGATATATATAGCGTATGGGCAAGAAGGGCACGCGCTCAACTCGCGGGGTTGGGGAACTTTACGATCAGCCCAAAACGGTTCAGGTCATCGTTTTGCTAACTCCTGACGGCGCGGCGCTGCTGAATGCTAAAGCGCTTGAAAAGAACCTCTCTCGCTCTGAACTAATTGAACGATTTGCGCGCGGTACTTTATAGCGAAATTTTCCATAACTTCACGCAATTTGCATCAATAATTCGTGGCTGTGATGCCTGTTATACGGGCGTTATGCGGGTCTTAAACCTAAGTGAAACTGCGATTCTAGAGATAGAGTTAGGTATCACTATATGGGTTTAGATGTGGGGTTGTTGCTGGCGATCGCCTCCGCCGTTATTGGTGCAATTGGCTGGTATCGTTCTGTGGTGCGTGAGGGTTATTCGCGTGAACGCGACTATTCACACTTGCGTTCTGACTTGCAAACTTACGGGCAACATCTGGAAGAATCAGCGCGGGATGTTGAGGAGATTCGTTCGCTGCTTCTGGAGCTAAAGGCTCGTCTAATCGCGTCTGGTTTGATTGATAGGAGTGAGATTCGCTAATGGCGCGACCTAAGATTGAACTCACCGCAGCGGCGATCGCCCACATTGAGGAGTACGCGGGGCGCGGCTGCACGCTCCACCAAATCGCGCTGCAACTGGACGTAAGCGATAGCACGCTAGACCGCTGGCTCCAGCAGCCGCAAGTAAAACGCGCCTGGGAACGCGGGCGGGCGATCGCGGCTGGCGAGATGACGGGTAAGCTCTATAACCTGGCGATGGCTGGCGACACCGTTGCCGCCATCTTCTGGCTAAAGAGTCAGCTAGGCTGGTCAGATAAGCCGCTGGTAGAATTGCCCTCGAATACTCAAGTCGTCGTCTACGTCCCGGAGAATGGTAGATGAGTGCATACTTCACCTACGTTCGCAGCAGCAACCGCAAGGGTAAGCGGTTTATGGTGACGCTGTATGATGGCTCGGTGGTGCATTTCTCCCACCCCGATTACCGTATCAAGCCGGGAACGTCCGACGGTCACAACTACTGCACCCGCAGCCTGGGCATCAAGGGCACTACCGATCCGCGCTCTGCCAACTACTGGGCGCGGCGCGCTTGGGGCTGCCGGGGTACGAAGTCCCGCGCTGCTGACGCGATTAAGGAGGGCGATCGCGTCCGCTATGAGCTATGAACGGGAGGTGATGCCTTTTGTCGTCAAAAATGATTCGCCCGCAACCAGGCCCACAGGAAAACTTTCTCTCCAGTTCTGCGGATATCGTCATCTATGGCGGCGGTTGAGCGCTGGCGGTGGCAAGACCTGGGCGCTGCTGCTGGAATGCCTGCGCCATATCGCCAATCCGCGCTTCTCGGCTGTGGTGTTCCGTCGGACGTACCCGATGATCAGCGCTCCGGGTGGCTTGTGGGACGCTTCGCTTGCGCTTTACCCGCTGCTGGGGGGCACTCCCAAAAACACCCTGAAGGAATGGCGCTTCCCCGCTGGCTCTAAGGTGGCGTTTCGTCATCTGAAGCTGGAGAGCGATCGCCTCGCGTGGCAGGGTGCGGAAATCCCGCTGATCTGCTGGGATGAGCTAACGCATTTCAGCGAGGGTCAATTCTGGTACTTGCTCAGTCGCAATCGCTCGACCTGTGGCATTCGTCCTTACGTTCGGGCCACGACTAACCCGGATGCCGATAGCTGGGTGCGGTCGCTGCTGAGTTGGTGGCTAACTGACGATGGTTTACCCGACCTGTCGCGTGCTGGCGTGGTGCGCTATTTCGTCCGCGACGGCGGCGATTTAATTTGGCTGGATGAACCTGCGCCCAACTCCAAATCTATTACCTTCATTCCCGCCTCGGTTTATGACAATGCCGCGCTGCTGCGTACTGACCCCGGTTATCTCGCCAATCTCCAGGCGTTGCCGCTAGTGGAGCGCGATCGCCTGCTGGGGGGTAACTGGAATGTGAAGGCGACCGCTGGTAAGGTTTATCGGGCGGAGTGGTTCAGTATTTTGGACGCTGCGCCCAAAGTGGGAACCATAGTTAGGTTCTGGGATTTCGCCTCGCGCCTGGCGGATCATCGCGGTGATGACCCAGACTGGACGGCTTCTGTGAAAATGCTTCTGACTCCAGAGAAGCGGGCGGTCGTGCTCGACTGCATCGCTGTGCGTGAGACTCCGGCGGGGGTGGATCGGCTGGTGCTGCAAACTGCCCATCTCGACGGCGCGGGCGTTGCGACTCGCTGGTATCAAGATCCAGGGCAGGCGGGGGTTTATCAGTCTCACAAGCTGCGCCAACTGCTGGCTGGCTTTGATGCCTCCGGTGTCTTTGACCCGCTCGACAAATACACCCGCGCTCGTCCGCTGTCTCGCGCTGCGGAATTTGGGGAGGTCAGCCTCGCACCTGGCGCGTGGCATCAAGATTTTTTGGCACAGATGAGCGGTTTTCCTGATATGCGGCATGATGATATTCCTGACGCTGCCGCTGCCGCTTACAACCACTTGACTGGGCTAAACCTGCGGCAGGTGAAAACCTCTTACTTCTCTGGCTGATGCGCTACTACTCCACGCCACTCGGACGGCTCCCGTCTGTCACTAGCATTCTCAGCGTCACAATGCCCGTGGATCGGCGCGCCAAGCTGGATGAGTGGGTTCAAAGTTCTGGTGCTTTAAAAAAACAGGATGAGGGGCGATCGCGCGGAAATGCGCTCGACGCTTGGGCGAAGGCTTATCTCCTCTCTAAGCCGCTCCCGCTGGATCATCGCTATGCCAGACACGCCCGCTGGCTCGGTGTCTACCTGGACTATGTGAAGCGCTCGGCGACGGGCATCGCCTGCGACGTGGTGGTCTACTCCGACCTGGGCTATGCGGGAACCGTCGATGTGCTGTGGCGCAATCAGGCAGGTTTTTGGATTGTGGAGGATATCAAGACCTGCACCCGTCGCATTCACCCGCAGTCCGTGGGTGAGGCGCAATTGCAGGCGATCGCCTACGCTACCGCGCTGCGCGAGATGGGCTACAGCGTCGCGGCGATTGCTCCGGTGTATGTCACTCCGACGGAGTGTAAGACCTTTTTAACCAATGACCCGCTGGCGCTGGACGCGCTGTTTCTCAAGTGGATGGCACGACTCACCCAATTCAGGCAGGCTCGTTATGACGTTTCGTAGACAGGCGGGCGATCGCGTCACCTACTCGACGGCGCAAACGGCGCGCTATCGTTCCCAGTATCTCCGCTGGCTGCGCTCCTTCAACCTGCAACCGTCTATTCGGCGCAGTGGCAACCTGGTTTACTTTGATTTCAGCCGACCGCGTGCGGTCTATGTTCATACTGTCACCTATAACCCAGCATTGGACACTCGCGGTCAACCGGGCACTGATTACCAATACCGGGACTGTATCCCGACGCTGGATCGCTGCTTGGAAGTGCGCGCCACTAACACCTATCGCCGGGTTCGCAATGAGTACCAGTTGCAAAACGGCGTGTTGCTGGTTGATTTGAGTCTGCCGGATGAGACGATTCAGTCTACCTCCCCTTGGCGCTTGATTTGCCCTGGTGATTATATCTACGCTGAGATCTCTAACCCGTCAGGCGTGGTGGGTTCTGTGACGGCTCCGATTGGCTTAGGCACGGTGCAAACCACCTCCTACACCTACGTCGATTACTATTACGTCCGGGTTCCTGTTGGTACGTGGCAAACCCTTGCAGGCTGGGGTGGCTATCGCTATGAGCGCAACGATTCAACGGAAACCAACCGGGGGATGGATCGCTTCTTTCTGGACGCGATTGATTTGGAGTGGCGCGACCCTGACACGCTGGCTCCGGTCGCGTCGCCCTGCACTGAACCGCTGGTGATTCGTCCTTCCGGTGCTGGGCAAGACGACGGCTATAGCTGCACCTGTCCCGACTACACCCGGATGGAGCGGGCTGACTTGCGATCGCCCTATCCGAGCCGCGCTCTGCCGCGTAGCTGGACATCCTCTGCCGCTGGCGCTCCTCGCTGCAAACATATCTACGCGGCGATGCGGGCGCGGGGTGAGAATCCACCAGACCCGCGAGAGGGCATTACGCGGGTCGTGCTGGGCTGGCCCGACTTGCCCACTACGCCGCCTGACGCTAACCCGTTCTCACTGATTCGAGGTCTGCGTAGGCGACGGTTCGCGCGGTCGCGGGCTGATTATAATCGCCGCAGGTTGCGTGCTCAGGAGTTGCAAGACTTCATTACCGCACGCGGGCCTGATAGCCTTTTCGTCCGCTATATTGCTGACGCTCGATTTCAGCCGCAGTTTAACGCGCCGGATGCCATGCGCCGCCTGCGGAATGATTATGTGGATGGCGTTTTCGACCGTATCACTCAGCGGGAGTTGCGGGCTTCCCGTCTGCCTGCTGCGGCTTATGGCCCTTATCCCTATAGTCGTCCTGTCACTGGGGATGAGGTCTATCGGTATATCTACCAGCGGCTCTCTCGCCTCCAGCAGCAGGGCGAGGAGATGGCACGGCGGGCGATGCTGCGTAACTTAAATGGGGATGGTGACTAATGACCTGGAATGCTGCATCTCAACGCAAGATTGCTTTTTATCTGGGCTTCCCGATTAACTCAGAGACTTACTCGCGTATCGCCACGGCACAGGCGCGGGTGTTGGCGGTGGACGCTGATGCAGTCGCCGTCTGTGAGGGTTTTATCGCTGAGTTGGAGCAACTGGAAACAGAAATCGAGGGTTCCCGCGATAACGACCCAGCCGATATCTTTGAGCCGCTTAAAGTGGAGGCGCGGCGCTGGGTGCTGCGGCTCTCGACTGCACTTGATCTTGAGGTGAACCGGAATGTTTTCTAATGCGGATGTGCGGGCGATCGCCCGTTATATGGGCTACTCCTACAGCACGGCGGATTTGTCCTATGTCAACAGCTTCTTGTCACCGCTGGCGGTGGATGCTGAGGTAGTAGAAGAAATCCAAGGCATCATCCGTAACCTGCGAAGTTTGGAGAGTGAGCGTCAGGATGCCGCGCCATTTGCGGGCGCTTCTTTCCTCTCATCGCCTGGGGGGAGTCGGCAATACTTCAGGGGGGAACGGACTTATCAGGTTGAGCGACAAATTAAGGTACTGAAGGATCAGCTTCAGCAAATGACTAATATCCCGCGTCGGGGCGGCGGTGGAACTTCCTATGTGGAGATGGGCTGACGGGTGAGGCTCGGAAAGCTTGCCGTCCTGCAGCCCATACAGGAAACCTGCCCGTACTGGTTCGGGGGGGCGGGTGGGGGCGGCGGGCGGGGCGGCGGGTGGCGCTGCGCGTTAGCGCAGACGGGCGCGGCGGTGGGGCGCGTCCTCCGGAATAAAAAAAGCCCACCAGTCGATGCTGGCGGGCTTCCTTCGTTGTGTCTTTGACACGCTACGCGATCGCCTCTTCGCGTTTACTTGCGGTTGCGCTGAATCCAAATCGTGCAAGCCATCGCCTGGATCTGCTCATCGGGCACATTGGACAGCGATCGCCGCAGCATTACAAAGCACTGCACCATCTCCGCGCAATCCTCCTCGAGCGTCCGCGCTGCTGCTGGCGCTGCTGCTGCAACCGCTGAAAGTGGCGCTGTGTGAGGGCTTGGGCGCTGTGCGGGTGGCGTGTGCAGCTCGGCACGCTGCGCGAGTTTCTGCAAAAGCTCCGGCGCTTGCTGGCTGCATAGCTTGAACTTTTTACCGTTCCACTCCACGGCGATTATGTCGCCTGGTGCGAGATAGTTTGCGGCGCGTGGCTGCCCGTTTTGGGTGCTGGCCTGCCAGTAGATTTTGTACTCGTTGCCTTCGTACTCAACACTGCACATCCGCTCCTCTCTGCCGCTCACCTGGGAGGTGACGGGCTTGGGTTCGCGGGTCACGGTCACGTAGTAGATTGGGTTCATTGGCTTCTCAAGATAAACAACTGGATGGAGTGGGCCGCCACCTGGCGGCCCGTTTTTTTAGCTGGCTGGCTAGTTAGTCAATCGACAGTCCGCGAACCTGCTTCGCCCGTGGGCGCGGTGCGACCGCGGCGCTGTGAATGTCGCGCTCACGCTGCCGCAAGTGAACCAGTTCAGCCAACGGCTGCGGATGCTCTGCGATGCCAAGCATCCACAGAACCGCCCAGCCGTGCTTGCAAAGCGTTTCGTGCGTCTGGAAGTCTTCGCAGGTGCAAGTCAGCCGCGAGTGGTTTTCCTCGACGTAGTAATTCGTGGCTAGAGTGCCTTCGACCAGGTGCAGCACTCGCCCGTCTGGTTGTTGCTGAGAAGCCAGCACAACGAGCGATCGCCCGCCCTCCTTGCGGAAGACATGAAAAGCGGCTTCCAGCAATTCGAGCTTGAGTGTGATTAGCTCCGGCTCCTGGCGCGGGCGCTTGATGAGTACAGAAGCGCGATCGCCTTTTACTTGAATCTCTTTGACGTGCTGCGGCTTTAGCCCGGTGACGCGGGCAACGTTGGCGCGATTGGCAATCAAAGACAGTGGTAAATTAGACATAGTGATAACCTCACTAAAGAAAGAACGTCAGCGCGGGTCGGGGTGCTTCCTGCCCGCGCTTTTTGCCATGATCAATTAACCGTGTGGCTCCGGGGTAAGACCTAGAACGGCATCTCTTCGAATGAGCCGTCTTTCTCAATCCAGCCGTCTACCTGCCTTCCGTACTAAAAGAAAGAAACGTAATCGGTACTGGTAGGCGGTTCTCATGATAGTATTGTAGTGCAAATATTACTACACGGCAATGGCTAAAACGATATTGAATATTAGAATTGAAGAGTCGGAAATAGAGCTTCTAAAGCAATATTGTCAGCAGTCAGGCAGAACCCAGACCGATGTTGTTAGAGAGTTGATTAGGGGGCTGAAGCGGAAGATTTCTAGCCAGTCCGATAGATAGTTGCTCGTTTCCTCCATCTCCCCTTCTCTGGTAAATTAGACATAGTGATAACCTCACTAAAGAAAGAACGTCAGCGCGGGTCGGGGTGCTTCCTGCCCGCGCTTTTTGCCATGATCAAATTTATTAAGCGCGTGTGGCTCCGCGCTGGCGGTCTAGATTACCGCTGCTAACCTCTCGTAAACTCTTGCTGAAATCCGCCCGCGAGAACCGCACTTAATCCCATGCTCACGGCACAGAGCGCGAATCTCCGCAGCGCTCATACAGCGTAGGTCGCGGCGCTTCGCCTGCTCGACGGCGGCTGTAAACTCACTCTTCGCAATGACATCAAACTCTTCAACCGGAACGCTTAAGCTCTCGCCGTGCTCAATCTCGGCGGCACAGCAGCGCGTTTGCTCATCGTCAAACTCTTCAACCGGAACGCTTAAGCTCTCGCCGTGCTCAATCTCGGCGGCACAGCAGCGCGTTTGCTCATCGTCAAACTCTTCAACCGTCGGCGCTGCCGCTTCGCACGGCTGAATGAACACGCAAAGGAAAACAAACAGAACGCAAAAAAGAACAAAACCAAACATGGCAAAACCTCACTAAAAAAGAAAGAACAAAGCGGGTCACGCACACACGCGACCCGCAGGCAAACTCAGCGCACCACGGAAGCAGCCAGCGCGGGTGACTCAGCACCCAACCCAGCACCAAACCAACCGCCGCCAAGCGGCTCAAGCCACGACGGAACCCACGACGCACAGGGAACCCAGACCAGCACCGGACAAGCCAAACCGAGCGCCAGCGCGACCGAAGCCCACGACCCAGAACCCAAACCGCAGAAACACTCACGCGACAAGGGAGAGGGAACCAGCGCCGGGGGGCACGGGCCACCAGGGAAGGCAACCAAAAAGCCGCCAGACTCAGCTAACTCGCGCACGAACCGCACCGACCGAGCCGCGAACGCGCCACGGGACAACGGCGGCTCAACCGCGAACACCTCACAGCGCGAACACGCACCACGCACCAAAGCATCCACGCCCCGACCGTCCCCGACCAACACACGCGAACACGACGCAGCCGCCGCCAAAGCGCCAAACAAGGCAACCTGACCAGCCGCAGACAAGCCACGCCGCGAACCACAGAACCCAACAACACCGAGCGCCGCCGCCAAACGAGCGACACGCACCGCAGAAGACGGCCCAGACCAACGAGAAGAAAACATCAAGCACCTCACCAGAAAAAGAAAGAACCCCACCTCAAGCCCCCCTCCACAGAGCTTTTTAAATTTCGAGCGCCGGGGAGAAAGCCGCTATTTGTTTAGATAACTTCGGCGCGAGGGCGCTGGATCGATAGCAGCGCCTTGGCAGACATGCGCCCTAGAGGGCGATACGGGGCTTGCCCCGTATCGCTTGGGGGCGCTGGCTGCCGATTCCGAGACGACTAGTGGCAAGCGCCGCCGCGGTCAGCACCACTAGGGACATTCAGCTGAGACTTAGCCGCGTCGCGGCCAGGGAGGCAGGCGACAAGCAGACCCGCGACGTGCGATAACCATTGGCCGCCCACTGTGAAACCGCCAGCGGGACGGGGCGGAAACGTGCGATAACCATTGGCCGCTTACTCGAAAGCTTGATGCGTTTTCGCCTCTCCCGATGGCGCTGCGTCGCGGGGCTGCCGCCCTGCCGCACGCGCTTGTCCACGGGTTTTAAGGGGGGACAATGGAAGTTCATGAGTAGGGGGGGGTTCGGGGGGGACGAGCGGAGCCGCCCCCCCCGAGGCTGTGGGGCGCGGGTGGGAGTGGGGGCGCACGGGCAGCCTCATCCGCCGCGCCGTTGTTCCGGCGCGGCGGTGGCTGCTGCGCCCCCACGGCGACCGCGACAGGGAGCGCCCACCCAGCGCCCCACAGCCAGTAGGCTAAACCACTGACAGCGCCCCTGCGCTGCGTTCCGTTTGCTGGATCAATTTATGCAACAGATACGATCGCCCTGCCTCCAACATGAGCGACCGATCGACCGATCGCGGGGCGCAAGCAGCCGCGCGGTGGGTAATGCAATGCGAAGCGATCGAGCCATTCGGGCCCACAGACAAACCCTTTCCCCCAAAGCTGGCTCGGAATGGTTCGGATAAGATAGGGCATCATGCCGTGATGTCATTGGTGGCGATCGCTTTCCTTTAGCGACTCAGGTTAGGCGATCGCCTCCTTCCTTACGAACAGCACGCTACGCGATCGCCTCCAGCACGCTCCGCGATCGCCGCCGACTCGCTCCGCCCTTGTTTGCGTGGCAGTGGCAGTCGTTGAGCTTGCGCCTATGGGTGCGGAATCTTGGAGGGCGATCGCCTCCGGCGCGCTCCGCGAACGCCTCCGGCACGCTACACCTGGTCTGTGCCTGCGTGGCAGTGGTAGCTGTTGAGCTTGCGCCTATGGGTGCGGAATCTTGGAGGGCGATCGCTTTTTTGATTTACCCCAATTCACTTTTGCTGCATATCGAGTCGGACAGCGCCAGCACCCCCCCCATTTATTTACGACTCCCCCACCTACAGCGCCGAAACAAATTTTTTTGGTTATATATAGGGCATGAATGACATTTCATACACCTGTGAAGCCTTCCGTTCCCAGCTACCGCTTTGGACATATCTAGACGATGTTTTTTATGGGCCCGACTCCTGGCTAGAGTGGCAAGCTGATGGCGGGATAAAGCCGACTAAAAAAACACGTCGCTATCTGCCCCAGGAACCCAAAGAACGGGCGGCTTCCTACTTGGCGCGTCTCTCTCGTTCACCCTTTAGCGATCGCTTTGCTCAGGCGCTGCGCGATTTCGTGGGGCTGCTGTTCGTCAATGGCGTGCAGCACGACTTGCATCCCCGGCTGGCGCAATACTGGGACGCTCATGCTGTGCCGATCTTGATGCAAGTGGCAATTACAGCGCTGCGGCGGGGTCATAGCTTTGTGCTGGTGGACGCTCCGGCGCAAGTGGCAACCAATGAGGCGGCGGCGCGGCTGGCTTCGGTGCGCTGGGTGCATCTGCAAGCCACGGACTTGATCAACTGGCGGCATGAGCGCGATCGCCTGGTGCTGGCGGTTTTTCGCAGTGAGTCGCTATTGCCCGATGGCGAGTATGGGGAACGGCGCGTTGTCTCTTACCTGCGGCTCACACCTGGTCGCTACGATACCTTCGTCCCGCTCCAGCGTGATCGCAAAATCTCCTATGAACTCGACCCGCGCCGCTCTGGGCGGATGGGCGTTTACCGCAACGGTGAGATTCAGCCGCTCAAAGAGATTCCGCTATCGGTGATCTACGGCGGGGAACGACTCGCGCCCTTCGTCTCGCGTCCACCGCTGCGGGCGCTGGCGGATCTGAATGTGGCACACTACCAGACTCACAGTGACCATCGCAACAAGGTAAGACGCACCTGCTTTCCCGTGCCTACGCTGATTGGTTCAATGGGTGATGAAGAGGTTGTGCTGAGTCCTGACATCGTGATGCGCGTTCCACCGGGTGGCGCGTTCCTCTGGAGTGAGCCAGATTCCAGCAGCTTGGAACGTTCCCGCACCGAGAAGATGGATCTAGAGGATGCCATGAACTTCTTGAGCGCTCAATTCCTGATCGACCCTGGCGATCGCCAAGTGACTGCTGTGACCCAAGTTCAGGCGGTGAAAGTTGAAAGCAGCCTCTACCAGTTCGCCTCTAGCCTGACCGCTGGTGTCAACGACATCCTGCGCCATCACGGGGCTTACCTGGGCATCGCTGAACCGGGGCAAGTCCGCTTTAGTGCAGACTTCCTGGGCGATCGCCTGCTCCAGTTTCAGCAAAAGTTAACCACACCCACAGAGGAGATGACCCATGACCGATGAGAACCACGAAGATCTCAGCGGACTGAAGAAAACCGTTGCGGCGCTGCGCTCTGAAAACTCAGCGCTAGAATCTCGGCTGCGCGAGTATGAAGGGCTTGACCCGACCGCTGCCCGCGACGCGCTCTCCAGCCTGCCAGAACTGCAAGCAAAAAATCAGGAGCTATTGAACCAGCTTCATGGGGTCAAGCTCGACTATGCAGCAGGTCAAGTCACGGTCGGGGTTTCGCCGGAATACCGCGACCCGCTTTACAGCTACGTCCGTCAGCAGCTCCAGGTCGGTGAAGATGGCTCTCCTCAAACCGTAGACGGGCGATCGCTCCAGCAGCTTGCCGAAGACGTGCGCTCCAAATACCAGGGCTTCTTTCTGCCGACTACTCCCCAACCCGTCGGGGCGGATGTGCAGCCAGCCGCGCCACCGTCGGTCGGCTCTGCGCCGCAAACCGTGAGCGCGTCTGACCTGGCGGCGATCGCCAAACTTGATCCAAAAGACGTGGCGTCGGGCAAGATTGTAATTGAGCCATAGGCGCGGGATGCGCCATGACTCCAACGCCGGGGGCGGGATGCCTCACACAGGGGATCTGTGGGCGCTGTACCTCTAACCCCTAACCCCTAACCTCTATGCCTCTGGGATCTGATATTTTTTCGCGGCTGGTGGGTCGCGTGGCGACGGTGGCGCGTGAAAACTGCGTGCTGCCGCGTCTGATTAACACTGACTTTGCCGCTGAACTGGCTGAACGTGGTCAGACGATCAACATTCCGATTTCGCAGCAGCTTACAGCCCGCAACATTACACCGGGCTTTACGCCGCCTTCGACAGATGAGCCGACCCCGACAACGGTTCCTATCACGCTAGACAACTGGAGAGAATCGGCTTTCGTCGTCACCGACAAAAACTTGAGTGGGCTAGATGACCCCAACAGCTACATTAACCGTCAGCTAGAGGAGGCAGGGCGGGCGATCGCCAACGCGGTCGATCTTTCTATCTGGGGTCAATACGTCAAGGTTCCGTTCTTCTCCGGCACTGCTGGCACGACTCCGTTTGCCTCCAGCACCCAGGCGCTACAGGACACTGAACGGGTCTTGCTGAGTAATTCGACTCCCGTGGGACGACGGGCGCTGGTGCTTGACCCATTCGCTCACGCTAACGCGCTGGGCTTGCCTGCTTTTCAGAACGCGATGGCGTTTGGCAGTAATGAGGTCGTCCGCGAGGGCATCATCACACGGGCGCTGGGCTATGACTGGGCAACCAATCAGAACGCGCCCAATCACGTCGCTGGCAACATCGGCGGCTCTCCTGTGACCAACGGCGTACAGGCAATTGGCACAACGTCTATCCCATTCCAGGGCGGCTCTAACAACATTACGAACTACTATCGGCAGGGGGACATCATCACCTTTGCGGGGTCATCTACTCCATATGTAGTGACAGCCAACGTGAATACAAACGGCTCCGGCGCTGGCACGATTCCGATTAGCAACGGCTACCCGAATCGTACAGCCGGACTATTGTCGGAGGTGGGGACGGGCATTGCGATTACCCGCGTTGCGTCGCACCGCGTCAACCTGGCGTTTCACCCTGACGCTTTCGCCTTCGCCTCCCGCATTGCCTCCGACCTGTATGGCGTTCGCGCTGGTCAGGAAATGACGTGGCCTGACCCTGTGAGCGGGCTGGTGCTGCTGGCGCGAGTCATTCCCTACCACTACCAGACCTATTTCAGTGTGAGTTGTCTATGGGGCGTGGGCGCGATTCGGACTGACTACGCTTGTCGTTTACTGGGCTAATCGATGGAACTGCCAACTGTGCGTGTCAAGCATCCTGATCCCGCCATTGGAGTGATGGTGATCAATGAATCCGACTTTGACCCTGCGGTTCATGACCGGGTGGATGATGGCGAGGTAGCGCCTGCCCGTCGCCGTCGGGCAACTAAGGAATCATCCGATGCAACCGACTAACTACACCGAGCAACTGCTGGATCTACTGGAGGGGGCGATCGCTGAACTGGGCGGCGTGGTTCCTCCAGTCCAGCGACCCGCTAACCTGGACGAACGGATGCTGGCGCTGCTCGGCGCGCTGCTGGGGCGGCTGCCGGCGGCGCTGGGCGAATTGCAGCCGCTCGATAGTGACTTGGAGGCGATCGCCCTTCAGGGGACGACGGCATACGGGCGATCGCTCTTGCAGGCGGCGGATGCAGCGGCGGCTCGAAGTGCGATCGCCGCTGTGGACAATACCCATCAAAACCAAACCGTGGGGCCGTCGCTGCATGGGCTAGGTTCTAACGTGCGGGTTCTGGGGAATCGGAATGCCTCTGGTGAATTTATCCAGCGCGGCTCTGCCAATGCCTCACCTGCTGCTGTTGCTCTTTCACCCACGTCACTTCAATACTCCGACATCCCGGTCACGTTTGCGGCTGCTTACGCGTCTGCCCCGCTCGTGTTCTGTGCTGCTGTGGCTGGTGCTTTTGCCAATGCGGTTTCCCCTACGACTACGGGTTTCACCATGCGTATTTTTCACACTACTCCCGGCTCTCCGTTTGTGTCTGGTAATTTTATTGCGATTGGAGCCTAGTCATGATTAAGTCTGAACCAAACCGTGGATTAATTGACCCTGGCTCTACTCCGCTATCAACTGATTTATTGGAGTGGAATCTACTCGGAAATCTGCTGCAAGTGTCTGGAATCTTTGTGGACACTGCGGGCGTTGAGCATCACCTAGAACATGAGTTTAATTTGGAAGACGGCATTTGGGCGCTGGTGCTTGGACTCAATACAGAGACGCAATCATCAGAGTTACGGCTGGTCGCTGTCCCCAATAGTCCCCAGCCGGGTTTTGAGTTGATCACGATGCTGGCTGGCTTTGGTACTGGAATCAAGGTCGAAAACGGGGACGTGGTTGGGGATATCTATGTCCTGAGAACTCAGCAAGCGTAATCTCTCTAAGGTTTTGCATAGGGTTCAATTAAACGATTTGAGGTTGCGAAAACGGGAAAACTCTTGCTCAAACAAAACGCGGGTGATTCCGGTTGGCCCGTTGCGCTGCTTGACGATTGAGATTTCAACAATTCCGCGATCTGCGGTGTCGGGAGTGTAATACTCGTCCCGGTAGAGCATGGCGACCACATCAGCGTCTTGCTCTAGCCCGCCGCTCTCGCGTAGGTCGCTCATCATGGGGCGCTTGTTGCTGCGAGACTCAACGCCTCGGCTTAACTGCGATAGGCAAATCACTGTGGTATTGAGTTCACGCGCTAAGGACTTGAGGGCGCGGGTCATGCGCGAGAGGGCAGCGACACGGTTTTCGGACTCGTCAGAGACGATTTGCAGGTAGTCAATCACGATGCACCCTAGCCCGCCTCGATCCTTCACCTCAGCCGCCAGCTTGCGGGATTTGGATCGGATGCTGTCGATGGTCGTGTCGAAGCTGTCGTCCAAGAAAAATGGCAAGTGGCTTAGTCGGGCAATTCCGCCTGACGTGACATTCCAGTCGATTCGCCCGGAGGCGATCGCCCCTGCCTGCTGATCCGTCTCAGCCGCCAGCAGCCGATTGAACACCGCCTCTTTGCTCATCTCCAGGCTGAACACCAGCGATGCGCGATCGCCCTTCGCGACATTAGTGGCGATCGCCAGCGCCAGCGCCGTTTTGCCCATCGACGGACGTGCTCCCAGTATCCACAAGTCGCCTGGCTGTAGCCCGTTAGTCATGGCGTCCAGGTCGTAAAACCCCGTCGGCACACCAGGCGATCGCCCGGTTAGGCTGATCTCCTCAAGGTAGGCTGTGTGAGCGATCGCAATTTCGCTCAAAGGCAATACCTCACTTTGAGACGACATGCTGAGGGATGAAAGCAACCGCTCAGCTTCGTTTAGGGCGGTGGGGTAATCCTTGGCTTGATGGGCGATCTGCTGAATATCACGCCCAATCTGGATTAGCTTGCGAAGCCGGGATTTACTGGCGACCAAATCAGCCAGATAGTCAACGTTGACAGCGCTGACGGTTGACTCAAGTAAAAGGGCGATCGCCCTTTTGCCGCCAACCTGCTCAAGCCTCCCGGCGTCGGTCAGGGCAGTTACCACAGTGAACAGGTTGCACTCGTTCCCCGCGTCGTAGATTTCGCAGGCGGTCTTGAAGATTTGTCGGTATACGCCGCTGTAGAAGTCTTCAGGGCTGAGCAGGTGGCGAATGCGGGCGATCGCATTGGGATCTAGAATCACACCTCCGGCGATCGCTTCCTCTGCCTCAATATTGCAGGGGGGAAGACGGTCTTCCAGATAGGTCAGGCTTTCCGCTGGATTCATAGCCCACCCCCGGCAGTGACAGGCTGCTGCCGTTGCGCTTTTCGCAAGGCAGCGTTTTTGGCTAGCTCTCGCTTTAGCTCGGCAAGCTGTTCTGGGTTGGGCGGTGCGTAGACTGGCTGCGGCTTAGGTTCGCTGTAGGCAACGGGCTTCCCAATCGTCCTCGCCTCATCCCGCAGGATTTCCAGCTTGTTCCACTGCTCACTCCGAATCTGATTGCAGATGTAGCGATGGGCGTCGCCTCTTTCGCAAGGCAGGTTGTACTTGCGGAGGTGGGCGATCGCTGCCCTCTCGATCGCGGGATCGAAATCATTCCAGCCCGGCCCAACCCACAAATCACCTAGCCCGACCCTTAGCAGAACTGGGTAGCGATGCCCGCCGCTGGCGCAACGCTCGGCAAAAAAATCGCGTGGGGCGGGGCGGGCGGAATTTTTGTCACCACCCACAGGCTTCGGGTCATCCAATACCTCTGGGGCTGACAAAGGGAAATCCGATACTTCTGGGCATGGCTCGGATGGCTCGGATGGCTCGGATGGCTCGGATGCGCGTAGCGAATTTGAGGCGCTTTCTTTTTCTTCTGAACTGGATCTATGGACTGGATCTAATGGATTAGATCTATCGGTCTCCCTGACCAGTCTTGTTGGACTGTGTGACCAGTCTTGTTGGACTGTGTGACCAGTCTTGTTGGACTGTGTGACCAGTCGATCGGTCTCCCCGACCAGTCGCAAGCAGTCCCAAAGAATCGTGTACTCGTTAGAGGTTTTAAACCCGTTTTTCGACCGGGCAACGATCGCCAGTACGCCCAGATCTTTGAGCGCTGCCAACCGCCGCCTTATAGTCTTGTCGCCCAGCCCGGTGTCCTTGGCAATTCTGGGCACAGAAGGCCAGGCGCTTTCGTTTGCGCCCAGATACTGGTTAAGGCAAAGAAGAATCAGCTTTGATTCTGAGTCGATCTCCGCCCTCCAGATCAGCCCCTCTCTTTCAAAGTATTTCAGCTCAGGCATTCCAGAAACTCGCATGAGAAGTAAGGGCGATCGCCTCCACAGCGATCGCCTGGTTTACAAATCGAACTAGTTGAGCGCGATCGCCCCAAGCGCTCTAAAAACTCACTAAGGCTAAGTCCACGTGCTGACGCAAGCCTTACTAACCCCTCCGCCCAACTCATCCTCAAGCAGGAGAATTAGTTGGGCTGAGATTCCCCCAACTGCTGATCCGCGCTCTGATCCAACTCGATTTCCCCGCGCCCAATTCTCTCTAGCAACTCCGCTAGGGATATGCCCTTCTTTGCTGCAAGTTCTTCCAGCCCATCTTTTCCATCGGGAGTTATCCGAGCAAAGAGACTCGCAGTTTTGGGCTGATTGTGTTTTGTCGGGCGAGCCATAAAGCAGCATCAGGATTTTATTCAATTGTATATGCATTTGCATAATGATTAGGCCTATCGACAATTCACGACAAATCTAGTATATGATATGCATATCGGTTAGAGATAGCTGATATTCACAACGAGAGCGGCGGCCTGGTGCTGTGTGCCGGGTCGCATTCCTCTTAAGGCGCGAGGGTCGCGGGTTAATGTTCCGGGGCTAACCTCTTCCGTGGAGCTATGCCAAAGTAGCCAGAAATGGTGAAGGGCACTCCAGACTAAGCGCCTGAAATGCCCTGCTAGAAAAGCAGCTAAAGCAGCTAAAACCAACGACTAACCACGCGATCGCTTCATTCACGGTGAGGCGATCGCACCAATCAGCCATCAAAATTATGACTCCACTAGATGACGAGATCGTTAATCTGGGCAATGCCGCCAATGGGGTAGACCTGGAGCGAATCGCCTTCCATCTCTGGCTTAGAGATATCCAATCAAAAATAGACTCTCTGCCGCAAGCGCTACAGCATGAATTCTGCATCCGGTTAATGGTTCGGTACTTTTGCAACACCAAGGAGAATCAATGAGCGAACTACCTTTCTTTCACGCTTGGGAGCGCGTAGGCGCAAAAGCCCTCAGCCAGCTATTGCATGAGCTTTCTTCCCACAAATACGCAGATCCGGAATCGTTTGTGCACCAGCTTGATGCGATCGCCCTGGGAATGGAGCAGATGTTTTGCCAAGTTGACATGATGCGCCAACCACAGCCCGACCCCGACCAGACACCGCCTGCCCGTGAACAACTAACCGTCGCGCAAGAGTTCGAGGAGATGGGCTTGTGATTATCGAGCTAAAAAATACGAAGATCCGGAATCGTTATCTGACTTTTTTTTCAAATTGACTTGACGTTTTATCGATATGTATGACATATTGATATTAAAGCTACACACCAAAGGAAATCAAAATGTTTGTTGAATTTGACAAGACAGCCAATCAAATCGCTGACGAGATTGTTAACGAGTTTCAGCGCCTTGGGGTTAGCACTGACGAGAACCCGTATTCTGGGCTGATGGCCGAGGTTCCCAATACAGAGACTTACTTGGTCAAGGTTTACGACGATTATGCAAGCGGCATATATCAAGCCGAGCCTCTGTTAAAGCATCTTAAGGCTTTGAGCGAGACAACGTTTGAGGATATTTGGCAGGAGATCGCAGCGTTTCAGGTTTAAGCTAAGTTCGTTTACCCAACAGCAAAATCCGTGCATCAAAACAGCCTGAATAATTTAGCCCCCCGATCACCCCAATTCGGTGCGACCAAAATTCCACGGTCGCACCGACTGACCAAGGAGCTTGTGGACGCGATCGCCGCTCTCCCCCAGGTCAAATCTGGAGACTGGAGCGAGGCATATTTGATAGAGATTGTGATGCGGGCATGGCTGGGGCTGCCGGCCGACTACGACGCCGTGGATCTGGAGATCGTAAAGAGCGGCAGCGTGGTGGACTAGAAGCCGATCGGTGCCGATCCTCGCTGCCGGCCGCTTTGGGTGCAGCCAGCAGCCGGGACAGCCCAGCGGGTTCGCCGTCGCCTGTGCAGCAGCTTGATGCGATCGCCCTGGGAATGGAGCAGATGTTTTGCCAACAGGTTGATATGATGCGCCAACCACAGCCCGACCCCGACCAGACACCGCCTGCCCGTGAACAACTAACTGTCGCGCAAGAGTTCGAGGAGATGGGCTTGTGATTATCGAGCTAAAAATCTGCTGGATGTCCTCAGTATCCACATGATTGCAGTTAAGCGCATGGCTCAACAGCTAGACCGTGAGAACTCCGTTCGT